CCAGCTGTTATTACATTAATCGACCATTTAATACTATAATGACCTTCTGGTACTAATAATGGGACAGGATAAGTAGATGATGCAAAAGTTACAGTAGGTGTAGTCAACTGATCTTGTATACCTCCTGCTACTATATACGACATAGGATCTTGCCATCCAAGACCTGGGCCATTAACTCTATATAATTCTGCTTTATATCTCCAATTTACAGCAGGATTTGGAAATGACGCTGCAAAAAGCGGCATCAGGTCTACACTCATCGTAATAGTTCCATCTCCCCAATTACTCCATGTTGCCGGAGTAGTAGATATATCTACAAGTTTAAAAGACTCTTCTAAATCACCAGAAAGTCCATCATCTCCTGGAGCCGTGCCTTCAACATTTCCTGACGCTAAATCACAATATAAACAAGTAGCAACTAATTGTCCTTCATATCCAGACGGCGAATTTCCAAGAAGTGCATTTGGATCATAATTCATTGCTAGAGGATCTGCACACGGAGCTCCTCCAGTTCTTCCCATACATGATGTTGCATCATAAACTTCCCATAATGCTAAAGGACTGCCGGTATAAGCATGATCTATTTTTCTAGGAATTAATGCAGATTGTGCTTTTACAGTAAATGGCTCAAACGAATACATCCACGTCTGGTTATCTGCATGCGGAATTTCATGCGAAGTTATAAAAAATGATTGCTCATATATATCTAAATAACTTGTATGTGAAGATCTGCTAACTAGTCCTAATCCTTTTATAGCATGGGCCCAGTGCTGTTTTGAAGCAGATCTAAATACTGGAGATATTAGATTAGTAGTACTCCATAAATCATATATCTCATGGTGCAGTTCTTTCGAAGCTATATGATACCATCCCTCTCCATCGGTACAAATTGAATTTGCGTCTACAGTATTGCAAGTTCCATCTACAAATCTTAAACGTTGTGCTTTTTCAATATGTACAGTTGGGTATCTGTGTACAGAATTTGCATCACCTGTTGCATACTCAAATCTTTCTAAAAATTTAGGATATGCAGTCGTAGCGTTAGGAGCAGTTGCATCTGAACTGTGATAAAAAGGAGGGCAATCTGCTTTTCCACTACACGGTGAAGAACTGACACCTGTAGCTATTGCGGTTTGGGATTGTATAGCTGTCCATATAGAAATACCACCATTTGCAAAACCACATATTGCATCTCCTGAACTTTTTGTATAATAGTTATAAGCCGCAGTAAAACCATAGTCACTGATCATTGACCCATTTATACCACTTGCGTTATCTGCAATATTTGCTCCGTATCCTCCTGTATGTTGAAGTCCATAGTTACGTGCTGCTGTTGTATAAATACCTTTTTCAGGAAACATCATTAAAGGTTTAATATCTGCTGCCCCAATTGTGTCTGGATCCGCCATGCTAGCTGGATGTAAGTTTAACAAGCACAACCCTTCTAATAAGTAAGGTTCTCCTGTTTTATTGTAAGAACAATCACAAATTAAGCCATATTCATAACTTGCGGGAACTGCAGGATTAAAAAATCCTCCATATGTTATTGATGTATACGCTCCTGGATAGCCCTCATTTAATTCATACATAACTGTTTTTGGCATCAATGCAAGAACTCTACCACTCGTAAATCCTATTGAATAATTACCTATAGCATTAGGAGCTTCTATATATCGTTGCCTCATACCAGTTGTTGGAGTACCTCCAAGAAGAGCATTTGAAGTCCAAGTTAGTCCTGTATAATCAAATTTTCCAATTTTAAACGATGTAGCAGTTGCACCAGCTAAAGAAGGTGTTCCAGGCCAGTCATAAGATAACTCTACAAGATACTCATGACTAGTAGGCCATGTGCCTGAGTCTATACCTGCTGAAATATACATACGATTATTCTCTGCAGCAATCCCTTTAGAAGTAGGAACTCCTAATACAGTAGATGCATCGAATAATTTTACTGTTCTACCAGCTTGTCCTATTATATCTGTAGGTAATGAATATACAACGTCTCCTGTTGAATCTATTAAAAAAGTAGGGCAACTTTCAAAGCGACATCCTGCTGCGCAAGTAGGAGTACCATCATAATAATTATATGCTAATTTAGCGTCAGCGCCAAAAGTAGCATCACTAGTAGTACATCCACAAGATTCATTTAATGTTAAATCTACAGGATTTGGAGAGGCTCCCCCAATTGTAATCGCTAAAGTATTTGAATATTGTGTACAAACAGTACCATCTGTATAATCTGTAACAACCTTAATTCTATAATTTCCAGATCCATTTTTTTGAAAATACGAAATTGAGCTACACTGATGAGCTAAAAGTAATGACCCTGCAGTATAACTAGTTTTATCGTCTAAACCAAGACCAGAAACTTCTTGATGGTAATAACCTTGAAGAGTATCAGAAAGATAATGGTGAGTACTAGGATCGTATTTTAATTCTACATTTTCCCACCAATTAGGCTGAAGACCCCAACCTGTTTGCTCATATTCTATAAAAGTTGTTACTCGTAAAAACGGATTACATGAATTTAGTGTTATTGACCACGTTGAACTACATTGCGTAGCTGTAACAGAAGCAAAGGATACACTAGAACATGTAGGACAAGTAGCCATAGGTTAAGATATTTTAACAATCACATCCGCAACTACCATCACACATTTCTTTTGCTTTTAAGTATTTATTATACGCAGCTAAAATATAACCTGTATTTGATAAATCATATAAACCTGCGTCTGCAATTGCGGAATTCAAAAGTAAGAATATTTTCTGAGCTTTTGCTAAAGTTGTTGAACATTTTGGACAGTCACAAGAACATCCCATCAACTCTTCAGTAAGCGCAGCTAAACAACAATCTATGTCACAAGCTACAACTAGTCCAGTAGTATCTACTGTAGTTAAACCTGCTCCTGCATCATCTTGACTAAAATCAATAGTAAATACTCCATTTCCAGGAACAGTTACAATAACATCTATAAAACCTCCTGCTGGTAATCCAACAACAGACATTGTACCTGTTGCAAAACTCCCAGAATAATCTACTATAGAAATCTGATCATTAGTTGAAGTTCCGTTTAGTGTGTCTGTAACTGTAACCGTAACAGTACTACAATTTGAAATAAGATCTGTTTGTAAAGACATAAAATTGCTAGTTTAAAAAAAGGGCTATAGAAAACATGAATGCTCTCTATAACCCTTTATGTTAGTTAATATTAAAGTACTACAGTACTAGTTCCTGCTGGAGTATGGAATAAATATCCACCTGTTCCATTCAGTTGAACTTCAAGAGCTGTTGCTCCTGCTGTTTGTAGCCAAGTTCCTGGCGCTGATGGTACTGCAATATGTAAATAATGCATATTATCTACTTTATTGATTTGACCATTACCGTAACCAGATCTCCAAGTCATTGTATAAACATCGTAAGGTTTACCTAAAGCACTGTTAACATAATAAGTTGTATTATTAGGTTGTTGTACTCTGTAGTAATCACCAACAGCTTCTGCTGATAAGTCCTTTTCAAAGTCTGCTAACACAAATAAATCACCTAAAGTTGAAGTTGCTGGAGTATCCACTACAGTTACAGCTGCTGCTGCATCTACACCTGGATCAAAAGCTATTTCGATATTTGTTTGTGAATTATATCCTGCTGCTGTTGGTCCTGCATATGTATGTCCTGTAATTGTTACCACAGCTCCAGCTACACCTGTTGTAGCTATCATACCTTTGTAACCATTTACTGCAATATGAGCTGCTACTGCAGTATTCATATTTGTTGCTGTTGCATTTGCAGTTCCTCCTGTTAAGAATTCAATATTCTCTCTTGGAAAAGGTTCTGTGTTAGTTGATTTATCAATTACTTTCAAAGTAACAGTATTACCTGCTGCTGTTGGAAGTATGCATGTTATTGCTACTGATTGAGCTGTTTGTGCTACTCCTGAAACACCTGACCATCCCATAATATCCTTTCCAGGAATCCAAGGTGAACATATGTTTGAACCTGTTTGACCATTTACTATTGTTCTACAAAATTTTATTTCTGGAGCTGATCCTAGATCATCCGTAGCTGTTAATACTACTGGTTCTCCAGCTGCGTCCTTTTTAAGGAGTTGTATTCCTCCTGCGTTTGCAGCCAATACATCTGTGCCGACTAAAAGTTGTCTTGCCATTTTCTTATTTTTTTAAATTACTTATTCATTTTTATTTACCTCGGCTTCATGAGATTTATATCTTGGATCTGCAATAGATTCTAAAATACTGCTCACGGTCATGTCCACAATCTCCCTATGAGTATGGTCGGGTAGTTCACAACTAATCCCCAAAGATAATGAAATTTCTCTAGGATTTCTTAAATATGTTAATTTTACACTATCTATTATAAATATATCACTAGTGTAAATATCAATTTGATCTTGTCTTACTGTGTAAAGAGGAGCAGTATGTTTTGTAGTATTAAAAGGATCTCCTAATAAATTCATTATATCATCCTGCTGTACAAACTTTGAATAATTAGATTCCAACGTCAATGTTGCTGTACTAGTTGGAACTCTCTTCTCTGAATATGCTGTTTGTGTCTTTTTTAATGGGTAAGTAGATACTGTAGCCCCTAAACTATCTAACCCTACAATTGTTGCTGTACCTAAAGATGCAGTTAATGTTGGATAAAACATCGGATCAATTATAATAATTATCTCATCAGGATAAGTTAAATGTCCTATAGTTTGCCAATTCATAATTGCTCCTGCTGTTCCTGATGCTAATATTTCAGCTTGTGTGGCTGCTACTCCTGTTGGGAAAGTGTGCGAATTAGTATTGTCCCATAATTGATATGAAGTAGGTCCTGAAACATTCTGAGGATCATCAAACATCCATAATTGATCGATAATTTGAGTTTGCTCATTAGTAACAAAATCTGTCATACTAACTCGAAAATAATATACATCATCTGGATAAGATATACCCCACGACATAGGTAAACATTGATCTGTATAAACTCTTGTAAGTTGATTAATTAAATACATATAATCTAAAGGTAATCTAAAACTATCTACCCAAATCTTACTTTTTAACTGCTCTTTGTAAGTAGCTATATCTTCATATTCAGATACAAGAACACGTAAATCATCTATACGTTTTTGATTACCTTCAAACCCTAGTTGATACTTATTATTTATTCCATATTTTAAATTAATAAATTTAGCCTGAGCTTTATTCAGTTCTAAATCTATTTCTTCAGACAGCAGCAAGTCAGCTTGGAGTGAATTTATTTTATCCACTCCTTGCTGTACTGCTAAATGCATTTGAGTTACATTCATGTTATAAAGCTAATTCTTTTAATTTTGCTCTCATTATTGTTAACTGTCCTGAATTCTTTTTATCTTTTAGATATACTACCGCATCTTCAACAGTGTCTCCAATAACTTCATCTATAAAAATTACCTGATTACCAATTTTTCTTAACACTCCGGCTGATACTAATTCTTCAATCTCAGCTTTAAATGTTAAGTTTTTATCTGTAGCAATTTTTACAAATTTTACAGGACTTTTTGATTTTAAATCGTATAAAGCATTTTCAATTTGATCTTCAGTTAATCTATCCGGATTTGCATCTGATAAAATTCTAAGAACTCTTTTCATAGATTTTGGATCTGATGAAAGTTTAATAAATTCTTTATCTGCATCTTTTTTACGTTGAATTTCTGAGTTTCTATTTTTTACATCTCTAGACTCATCATGAATATAAAAACGCTTTTGCGAAGTTTTACTCATTTCTTCTTTTGTTAATCCAACATGTGGATGCTTAATAGCAAAATGATATTTAATATAATCCATAATACTTCTAGGATTACCTTCCTTATCTGTGCTAATATCCAGTTCTACCCCAGTAAAACCCACTGGAATAGTTAAATCTGCCCAAAACGTTTTAGAATGCCTTGGCCAGTCTGGATGCTCTGGAGCTACATCCAAAATTCCATCTAAATACTTTTTTTCGTCTGCACGAGTAAAAGGATTTAATGGTTGTCTATTTACATAAACACTACTTAGTTTAAGAACAGCTTCTGCTCTTACTTCTTTAGGCAAATGATTCATAATCTCTTTTCGCCTTAAATACACTTTTTTATCCATAATAATAGTTCTTTTAAAGTTTTAATTAGGTGGGTGTAAAGAATAACTCCCCGCATATGTTAATTAATTAAAGACGTGGGGGTTTCCCCCCACATCCTCAATCAAAAACCAATATATATAAACGCAAATTAATGCCTCATTAAACAGCGTTACATGTAATGTCTAGCGAAGTATCAAATCTTCTTAAGATGATACCAGCTGTTTTTAACATGTGAACACTTGCACCGTCTACATCAGACGCTCTAGAAGAAGATGAATCAAATCCTCTAGGAACTACTGAACCAGCTACACACCATCTCATCATCTCTCTGCCTTTTTTAGAAAGCATTGAAAGGTTATTTTGACCATCATAATTTGATTGATCAACAAATACCATTCTGTAAGATTCCATTGAGTAACCTGTAACAGGGTGCTTATCACGAGCTTGTGCTACTGGACCATGGTCAAATAATGGTAATTTAACCACATTTACTACGTGTCCATCTACATGCTCGTAAGTTGTAAAGTAACCAGTCAAACCTAAGCTTCTTCCTGATCCAGTAATGAAACGATCTGTTCCACCTACTTTCCAAGAGTTAGCAGCACCACCAAAGTGAGATTTTAATGCTTCATCAAATTCTCTAGCTCCGCCAGTACCAGTGTAAAGAGTTACTTGTTTTTTCGATGCATCAGTCATTCCATAAAATAAATCACCAATAATATTTTTGATCTTAGACTCTGTTAAAGTAGAGTAAGTATCTTTATTGATAATTTGCTCAAGAAGACCAGGTCCAACCATAACTGGCTGACCGTTTTCGTCATTCATGAAAGTTTGACCTGCAGCATCATAAGTTTTTTGTCCGTACCAGTAGTACATTTCACACTCTTCTTTAAAGTTAAGCATGTGTGTGTACTCTTCATAGTCCATCCAAAGTTTTGTAGTTTTACCTCCTTTAGTTGGTAAAGTAAACTCAGCTACAAAATCTTTAGCGTTACCTGACATATGGTAAGACTTTCTGATTGTTGTAAGTTTATTACGAACTTTTCCTGGAGTTTCCCAGTTTGAAGCATTACCTCTAGAGAAGTCTACTCCTACCGGTGCATACATTTTAGCCCAAAGATCTCCTACACTAAATCCTGTAGATAAAGTTGCAGTTAAATCTGGGTTAACTAATTGTACAGGATAAGACCAGTTACCGCCTGCGGCAGTTGGTTCTCCCATAATTCTTACTTGCTCACCTACTGAGTTAATCAATACGTAAGGAAATACAAAGTGTTTGTCAGGAAATATAAGATTGAAAGTTGCTCCTCCTAATCCTAAACTACCCCCACCGTTTGCTACTTGAATTGGTCTCGTTTTCAACGTATGAGTTTTCACTCGATATTCATACTCAAGTCTATCAATAGATTTAGCATTTCCTACACCTTCAGTTAAGAAAGATAAAGGAAAACGTTTGTCATCTTTTCCAGCCAAGTGTGTAATTATCGGTGATAATTCCGTTGGACGAGCCAGTAGCGCGTTTGACAAACTGTTCATGTCTGTCATTTGTGCATCATTATAATAATTTTTCTGCACGCTAATGTTTGTTCCGCTCATTTTTTAATTATTTTTATAGTTAATATTACAATTGTTTAAATTGTCTACAAATTACTAAGATCAAGATCCTCAAAATCTACCGCTTGGTTCCTCTTCCTTGTTTTTCCACGAGCACTTTTTACTTTGTCCTCGGTTCTAGCGATCTTTTCTCTCAGGGATTTAGTCGCTTTGGTCTTTGCTTTGGTATTTATAATTTGCTCTAAATTAAATCCTTTATACATTAAATAATCTATAGCCAATTTAGTTTCCATAGGCGCTTTACCATGATCTAAATCACGTTGTGTGTGGCCCTCCTTATTAACTGGAGCTGAAAGATAGGAATAAAATTTACCCTTTTCTCTCTCAGGAATAGATAATCCTGAAAAATCTTGTCCTTTTTCAAGCGTATCTGCCACACCTTCCCAATATTCTGTTATTTGTTTTTGTTGTGCTGCAACAGTTTCTTGTTGCTTAACTAACAGCTGTTCTCTTTGTACTCCTTGTACTTTA